CTTGTACAACAGGAACGCTCGGTGATGCATGTACCTGTAACACCCCGAAGCCTCACCCCATTGACGCAATATAGATTCGTGTTGCTCATTCCAACTATCACGACGATTTTCAAGTGCCTGTTGTTTGATCATTTGATCGTCAAAATTTTCTTGGTTCATTTTATAATAGATGAACATAATATTCTGGATTCATCTTGTATTTCTCATAGGTATTCTGGTAGTTCCATTTACAAATGATCGCAGAAACCTTGAATTTTATTCCATACTTATCCCATTTTTGTTCTATCATTGGTCAGTCAATGATGATACATGTGCTTTGACACAAGCCGAAATGTATGTGACAGGGCAACAGAAGGAAGAAACCTTTATGCACCGAGTGGTTTCTCCAATATACAAGATGGAAGACAATGATATAAATAACCTGACAAAGACGGTATTCTTTTTCCTATGGGCTTTGGTCCAGTATCGCCTTGGGCGCTTTGATATGTTCATTGATGACCTAAGAACAATCATGTCTGGTAAAACTCCAAAGTAAGATGTCTCATTGGAGAGAAGAAGAATTAGAGAGACTCAAGAAAGAGTACGCTTTCTACAAGGAAACTGATAGTCTAAGATCTCAAACTTTAAAATGGATCATAGACTATCACGAACGCATGCTTGGTATAAAGTTTTGGGGCGAAGATCTTATAAACCAAAATGGGGACCATCCAAGACATCAAAATACAAATTCAAGCACATGAGCGTGCGAAGGAGTTTCATCATGAAAAATATTTGAACAATCTTCAGATTATTGATGATAAAATTGATAGAATTGAAAAACAAATGGAGAAAACAAAATCCCATGTGAAGCGGGATCTTCTCAATCGCCATATTGATTGGTATGAAGAAGAAATTGTCAAAATGGATGAGGCTATTGAAGTTATAACACAAAAATATGACTCAGAAATTGAGAGACTTACCAAGCTCATAGAATCTATCAAGGAACGATCTGAAAAGGAAAAGAAGTCTTTTGAGTACAACATTGAAAAAATTAGAGATTGTTGTAAGAATCGCAGTGCTTCTACAATGTTTGAAGCTTTGGAGTCGGTGGCAAATGCATTAGAAATTATTAGAGCCGAGGCCCGTCAAACTTAAATCGGTCAAAGAAATGTACCGATATTCTAAAATTATGATAAAGTATCATACAAAGTGCGTCGGCAATGTCATGCTTTCTCTCATAGGGAATATCTTCATTTAAATATTTATTTGCTATTTCTACTGTTCTCTCTTTCCGCTGATCGTAGTTTAGATGCCTCATACCAAAATGTGTATGCATGCTCACAGGTGAAACCAAAATAACTTTATGTTTGAACATGTAATGTAAGAGTACTTCAATATTTGTGAAACCTCCGGGTGGTTGTCTCTCTATAAGAATTGTATCGGCCGATTCAAATATATATTTGTGTGCGTCTACAAATAAAGGAATGAGATCAACAATGTCATTTGAGTAGATATGTTTATAATCTTCCAGACTCACTTTCTTTATAAACTCCACTTCAATTTTAGGACCTTTACCAGCTTCAGCAAGAACAAGACCCATATTGTGGTAGCCAATATCTATAGCAAGGATCTTCATGTCTTTATCTAAATAATATTCCTTAAGCAATCTTTCTCAGCTTCCATGCTAGGGATATTCGTAAAAACCCTGGGATGGTTGGTGCATTTCCACGATGTGGTATGGTAGAGTCAAATAAAACCATTCTATTTTTTAATGGTTCAATGGTCGTAATCTTGTGCTTGGGTCTAAATTCTGTACATCCATTTATTATATGGACATTTGATGCGTCTATATCACTCACATACAACAAGACCGTAAAATAAATTGGGTCGGGGGGGTTACATGTTGCATCTACATGCCAATCACCACCGTTTAAAATTGTTTGTCCGTTTGCATAAACCTTAAGGACTTCCCATTTACAATCAGTTGTTTTTTCAATTTTTTTTAATAGATGTTCATTGAAAAACTTTTCATATTCTAAATTGGCAACAAACCATCTACCTTTGAATAAACGTTCATCAGATTGATCAGTACAGTGACCAAATTCCCAAACCGGACGTTTAAAATAATCGTCCACAAATTCAATCTCTTCATTGTTTAAGTAATCATCAACAAAATAGATAGATTTTTGTTCAAGATTCATATCTAAAATATTTATATATTCTTTAAGTAATCATCAACAAAATAGATAGATTTTTGTTCAAGATTCATATCTAAAATATTTATATATTCTTTAAATATATGAAGAACAAGGCGAAAAATCAACTCTTATGGTCAACGGTTGTTGTGCTCGCCCTCATTTTGAGTTACATGTGGTTCAACCCCAAAGTCGTTGAAGTCCCAGTGGAAGTCCCGGTGATGCCAGTGCCACCACGCATTGAGATGGAGCGACGCCAACCACGACGCGAACCAGAATTCAGGAGCGCGCCAATCAAACAATACAAGCCAGGTTTCATGCAACAAATGGGTGTTATCACAGGGAACGGTGAGACTCTTCCAATTTATGGTAAGGAGGCGAGAGGGCGCCGCGACCGTTACCACTATTACACGACAACTGGTGGTGAAAACCTTTACGCCGTGCCAATAAACCACAATGCGAGAGACTGTATGGAAGACATTGGATGTGAAGAACTCTATGGGAATGAAACAGTCTCAGTAACTGGTAAAACTGGTTCATACGCAGTGAATTTGTACAGAACGGATGATTTTTTCTAAGCTCGCGTGAATCTATCGTAAGTATCTCTGGTTACCATCACAGACGATGAGCAACTTGAGAAACAACAGGCAGCCAGCATCATCATGATAGGTGGTGATTTAAATGGAAACGATACCATTCTCTGGACAATCATAGCCGAACATAAGCAAGAACAAATTAGGGATATCAATGTGCTCATATCAAGATCTTTGTCTTTTTGGAAAGCAACAACGGGTGCGGTAAATAATCCCGCACCTGGTACAGATACACCAAGTGCATCTAAACCCATAAATTGAAGTAGGAACGCCATTTACTATATACTAACAAAAATTATTTCGCAAACCTATAATCACATCATATTCTCTTCCCTGAAGTCCTGGATTTCTTGAGAGTCTCGCCTTGAGTCTCAAGAGTTCCAATACTGTCTCATCGTCCAAGTTTTTGAAAAAATCCCTCTTTGCTTGCATGTCATCAAGCTCATGAGTCTCTTTGTGTGCCTGAACATAAGGCCATGTATGTCTTCGTAATGTGGCCACTTCTTCCTCAAGCTGTCTAATTCTTGGCAAAAGTACCCGTGTTATGAGTACCCTCGTTTCCATTGATATAAAAATGTCTCACATCTTTAAGATATGCTAAGATATGCCGCTCTAAACCACGAACTACCAAAAGTTATCAGGGATGTGTATAGGTCTGGATCCAATGTAATTCTGGATTATGCCCGCGAAAACTGTAAAATACACGAAGCACACCATGTCGGTGAAGTAAATATGTCGGCCATGGAAGCTGTTCCAGGGTCAATGTTTGCCCTAAAGATGACATCATTTGCTTCAAGGGAATCACCTCATTTCGCGGCAGCGCATATCAAAAAGGTTATTCAGCATGCGATAAAGAATAAATGTCAGGTTTGTATTGACGCTGAAGATGTATTGTATCCCAAAGAAACTTATGATATGATGATACAATTTAATCAGTATGAACCCCATGTTTTCAAAACATATCAAATGTATCGTATCACAGCTCTAAAAGAACTTGAATTAGATCTTCGTGCAGCAGAAAGACACAATATACAACTTGGAGTCAAACTGGTTCGTGGTGCGTACTTGGGGAAGCAAGACGGTCTCCTCCCCAACAAAGTGGCTGTAGACAAATCATTTAGGGAGGGTCTTAATATGAGTTTGGGTGCTCGTGAAAATGTACACACACTTTTGGCGACACATAACTCGGAAGATATTAAGTTTGCGCGGAGTTGTCCCCACGACAGATACAAAGTGGCACAACTTTTGGGTATGAGTGAAGACTTCCCAGATTACCGTTATGTGCCATTTGGTTCCTTAAGTGAACTTGCGCCCTACTTATTTAGAAGATTTGTAGAGAGACTTAAATGGTCTTAAAAATATCTTCAGAAAGATATTTAATGGCGAAGACCCTCAAGAGATTTGGGTATTGGAGTCCACCTCCATCGGGACCACTTCGTCGCAGGTACAAGATAGTTGCCGCTTCCAGAAGTGAAGAAATCAATTATGAAAGAAAGAAGGCCGAAATTACCCGCATTGCTCTTCAACACGTGTATGAAGCACCTTCATTGAGAGAACCAAAGCAAATCACCACAAGACAGATGCGCCTCAAAATGATTCTTCACGAAGCCCTTGATTTGGCGCATTCAATCTGCGAACACCAAGATGCTCAGGAATGTTTGTGGGCATGGGAAATGGTTGACGAAATTGACGATGCTGCCACAAGGGCCGGTGTTCGCTACCATTAATTTCCCAGTCTATATTAAATGGAGTACGACAAACTCAAGGAAAAAGTAAAAAAGATGGGTCTCCGCGTCACCAAAGATGTCAAGGGGAAGCGTGTAAAACTTACAAAGAAAGAGCTTGAATCAAAGTTGAAGAAAAACAAGAATGAGCCAAGCTTGGAAAATCAAGCGAAGAGTGCTAAAAAGTTTATTAAGGTGTGTAAAATGGTTCTTAGGGAGGCTGAACCTGCACAACCAAGAGCGCCACGACAAGCTGTCCGTGTGTCACCAAGAAGGATGGCACCACCTCCACCTCCACCCCCAATGCGCGCTCCTCCAAAGAACGCACGCACCGCTCTTATGGCTGATCTCAGGGCTAACCTCAAGAGGCGTGGTCTTGCCGATAATTAAGCTTTGTAGAATTTTAAACTTTTAATAGGGGTAGAAAGGCATTGCATATTTTGAGGCCCGCTATATGTCATTTTTACGCCAGTGAGCCCATTCTTATCATATGTGTCTACTTTATATCCACTTGTGATAATCAATGATTTAAAACCACCATCCATATCAATTGTAGTTTCATCTTCCGTAGTCTTTGGAAGTGATTCATCTATCACTTGAAGTACACCATCTTCCTTATAATCACATTCATAGAACATATGAAGTCCTGGTGTTTTTGCGAAGGTTTTCTGTCTTTGTATAGCAGCTTCCTCCAACTGTGATTTTTTCATTTCATTATATGCCAGGTATCCTCCACCAATCATGGAAGATACACAGCATAATCCTAAAACGATTGCAGCCATTTAATATTATCATATAAATTTAATTCCAAATCTTTTTGACATGAACCGTTGTACCTCTGGAATTGTTGGCTGACTCCAGAGATACCACCGCGACCAGAAACCCGCCCCACCAATACCAGATAGCTTCCAATCTTCCCTGTCACTCTTATCTATATTACGCATCATTCTGTGTATCATTGCTGGCTGACGTTCAGCCACAATACGTTTTGGAATTTGACCACCATGTCTGAGGACATATGAGCGCATTCGTGAAGGATTCTTGTGTTTGGTGTAGTCGG